CAAATGGATAGTTTTGTACTGATCCAATAGCGCCGTCCCTTAACAAGTAAGCCACGAATTGAAATGTACTTGGTGCAATCCCTAATGTTTCAAAAAACATGGGTAATTGGTTTAATGCAAATTGTCTGTTTTCATTATTAACAGCACCAAACTTTAAGATCTCATTTATTGCTAAATTAAAACCGCCTTCATTAACAACTAGATTATAATTGCCTGCTTTTTTATTAATTCTCATAATCGTTTTAAGATTTGAAAACAAAACATCTTTCTGTGATGCTAGATCGCAAGTCAATGTATCTAATGATGTATTAAAAGCAAAAGCACCGTCGCCGTGATTGATTTGAGCTTCGCCAGCTAAAACCTGAGTTTTATATGTACTTAATGCAGATGCAATTTGTGTTTCTTTTGCTGCTGCCATAGCGGCAAATACTTCATCAAATTTGTTATCTAAGTAAGTCCCCTCTTCAATAGTATTGTTTACAAATTGCCCTGGGTACCATCTAAAACCTGAAAAGATAGAAACCGAAGTCAATGTCTTTTGTTCAGATACTGATAAGTGCTCAGGAATTGTAAAGCTCTCTACTGAAGTAGTAGTTATTACACTCTCCTTTAATCCTGTGTATTGGGTTGTTTGCCCTTGCACTGTTTGTAAGTGCGATTTTAACGCAGGACTCGATAACACCTTATTCATTGGTGTATTGTGCTTTAAGCACTCAATCAGTCCATAACGTTGTATTTCTTTTTCCGTTTGCGTCTTCCGATCTTGGTACGCATTAAGATACGAAAAATCAATATACCTGTCTGCCATAATTGTTTAAAATTTAATTAATTAATTGTACCAATATTAGTCTGTTAATTTAAAGTACGTCATTTTCTTTACATAATTCTTTGAAGCGAGCGGCGAATTTATCATCTAAATGATCGATATTTTCATTAGTAATAATATGCTGCTTGATAATTTCCTGCGCTGCTCCTTTACTTATTGATTCGGGGATGTTTAAAGTTTTGGCACTTCCGCTGCTACCTTGTCCGCCCCCACCTGTCTTTTGTTCTATCAAAATCAGATCTTTTAATTCAGCGTCTTGTTTCAGTAAATCTGAAATAAGAAACTTTTGATAATCTTTCGTCCCAATCAAATTATCCTTTTCATCGTATGATAATTCGTGAGTGTTCTTAATGCGTTCTATCGCACTTTTCTTTTTTGCTTCTAGCTCGAATTTATTTACGTTATCATCGAACTTTGGCATTGCATCAGTAATTGATCTATTCAATTTTGATGTGTTATGAGTAGTTTCTAAACTTGAATATTTAGTCTCCCACGCTTCGTCTTTGGCTTTTAAAATGTCTGGGAACTTTGCTAATTCAGCTTTGACCTGTTCAAGTTCTATCTTGAATGTCTCATCACCTTTATGATTCTCAAATTTTCCTTTCCATTCTAATGCCTCTTGTTCTGCTTTTGTAATTTTCGCTTTTGAAACTTCTGGCAGCCATTCGGTACCTAGTCTTTCAAAATAATCTGAAAACTTTTCTTTTTCATTCTTTTGAATATTCGTTAATTGATTGAGTTTTTCGGCTGCACCGTTAAAGATACCATCGGCATTCTTATTGGCTAATGCTAATAACTCAGCTTCTTTTACTGAATATTCTGCTTCAATCGCCTGAATCTGTTCAGGTTCTAATCCTTTTTTCAACTCTTCTTTTGATAATAACATAATCTGTTATGTTTTTTAATTTATATTTATTATTTAAAATAAGAAACACCCCAGGATGCTGTGATGGAAATAACTAAGGATAATGTGATGGAAATAACTAAGGATAATGCCATAGCCATTCCGACTACTTTATTTTTCCAATTCTCCATTTCGTTTACTGAGTCTTTCATCTCTTTAACATCAGATTTTATTTCTTTAATGTCTTGTTTTAAAGTACCGATTTCAGCATCAGTCATTCCTTTAAAATATTCTATGCTTTTGTCCATTGTACTTTTGTTCGAGTCCCTTCAAGCTTAACACTTACCTGTGATTTTATAGCTATATATTCTGTAACGCCAGAATTAACTGCCTTAATATTATTATCGGAATTAGTTAGCGTTATTTGCCCGAATAATAAACTTGGTAATAATGCGAAGAAAAATAATAGCTTTTTCATAATTTTATATTTTAAAATCTGGTTCTACTTCTTGGATTTTGTCTAAGAGCTTTTCATCTCCTATATTTTGTCTGAATTTTATATCTAATTCGTTTGCTTTTTCTTCAATATTTTTACGGGTGGATCCTAAATCCAATTTATCGATTGACTTTTTAGGGCTTAGCATCTTTTTCATTTCGGCCATCTCTTCTTTCAACAATTCAACCTCTGTTTTTGGTTTTATTTTAATTTGGCCTTTGATGATTTTATTTACTTCTATTTTGCGCTCATCATTCCTAATGATAATCTCTTTAGCTGTTTTTGTCGGCAATGTATAGTCGATACAACTAATGCATTCAATTTCGCAGGCACCTAATTTTTTCCAATTATCATCGTCAAGGCAATTCGCCAATTCCAACTCATCGTACTTAGGCATTATTACTGCATTCTTTAAATTTCCATCTTTATCATAATTAGGCGTTTTGCCCATCACGATTTTCATCTTGTATACTTTCATAATCTATTATGTTTATTAATAACTTTCGCGCTACGTTTAATTTCTTACTCATTCCTACATTTTCACCGAAATATTCATTGAAGAAATTGTTTAAGTCTCCATATTCGGCCTCAAATGTATCGATGTAATAATTAAAATTTAGTCTTAATTCTTTTTGTTCAGGATTCACCCCTAACATCCCTATAAATTCCGCATCCGTTAAAGTAGAATAAGGGAGTAATTTATATAGCAAATTGCTTCTTTCCAGTGCTGTTGGGTTGTTTTTGTGAATCGAGTAATTAATACGACTTATAATATTTTCTTTGTCGATAGGATCTATTGCCTTATTGAGAGAATCCCTTAATTCAAATTCAGTCTCTAAATAAAAATCAGTCCCCCGATCAATATAAGCACTTTTAAACGATTTACCATATACTATCCTGAGTGATTTTGAATCTAAAGAAGTTTGAAGTTTTGATAGTTTGCTGCTTAATTCAATGAGTGTATTTTCAAGTGTTTGATTTCCTCTGGCTATTTGATCTTTATTTTTTGCCTGACCATTGGAATCTTCAACACCCTTCCCGACTAATTGAAATTTTATTTCGCTGTATTTTTCATTTACAAATTCATTCCACCAATTTAAAATATCAACAGGAATATAATGAAACTTCACAAAGTTAGCATTCAAATCAAATGGACGCTCTCCATTGTCTCCAAATTTTGGAATGTTCATCTTTATAACTGTACCGGCTTGGATAACTGTTTTTGTATTACATATTGGACACGGAAGTAATTTGTCTTTGTTATTTAAAACTCCATTCGATCCAGATACATATCCATTTACGCATTTGGTACCATCGGCGAAACTAGACTCACAAGCTTTTTCTTTATTCTTATAATGCGTTATCACAGGAATCGCTCCGTGTGGTAAACACATTTTTTGTAAGGTGTAGTAATTTACATAGTTTTCAAACTTCTCTAAGAAATTTGAGAATATACTTTTACGTACGACAAAACTATCTGAGTTCAAAGGATCCTGTGAAATGAAATCCGCTGGACATTCTCCTAAGTCGTGTGGATTTGTTGTCTCTTCCGTATACTCTTCTTCTGTATTATTCTTTTTTATATAAACAGAATAAAACTCATGAGTATAATAATAATATCTTTCTTCGCCATATTCATTTACTCCTTTGAACGCTATTCGTTTGATTTTGCCATCACCTGTTGGCTCCATTGCTATTACAGAGGCTATGTTGATATTATATCGATATGGCTTTTTTTTCTCCTTATAGTCGGTTATTACAATTGAATTATGATTGTATATTAACTTTGAAAATATTTCATTTTTGTAATAGCCCTTATATCTTTCTAAGAATTCAGCTGATGAAAGTTTGGATGCGTTGGAAGTAAAGGAATAATCAAAAAATGGATTAGTAGAATCGAAAACTTTCTTTAGTTCTGGAATAATATCATCCTGGACAAGTGATGCCGTTGGTAGTGGGTGTCGTAAAAATTTAAGGTAAGAAACAAAGTTGTCTTTACGCATCCACCCCTTAACCCAATTGATAAATGGATTAGAGCCATTCCATATATTCTCTATCGAATTATCCGAATTGATATAAATATCTGAATTTAGATGTGTTTGAATGAAATAAGCTAAGTTTTGCTCATATGCAATAGCTGTCTTAATCTCTGGCTTATACTTACAATCCCTTAGAAACTTCTCCATAGTACTAGAAAAGCGTAAATATAATATAAATAAGTTGGTTATTCTATTAGTTAGGCTTTACGTCCTATTTGTGTGATACACGCTTTTTTAAACGAAAACCAGTATCTTGCAGAAGCCTTTCCTCGTGGAAATACAACACCCAATCATTGAACTCTTCTAACGGTTCTATGTTGTTTTTTATCCATCGGCTGATCTGACGGGTAGATATCCCCATCAGACTAGATGCTTTGGTTTTCCACACATTGGAATATGCTTTGTTTGTTTTTGTATTTATTAATATCATTCGAAATCAATATCTGAATAATAATCGTTCATATCCTTTTTTGAGTATTCCATTATTACATATCTCAATGCTGCAAGCCCATCGGGTTCATGCCCATCGGGTTCTGGTATAATCTTTCCGTTGGGATCTACTTTGAAAAACCAAGATTCAACGCCTGCTTTAACCGTTGTTGATCGTTTAGTGATGAATAAATTATAGCCGCGTAGTTTGTTTATCCCGTCAATCTGTGATCCTTTAGGTTTATGAACGCCGCGAATATTATACCCGAACTTTTTAAGATCATCGATAGTTGTTTTTCCTGAACTGTCGCCAATAATCAAATGACCCTTTGGAAAATTCACTAAATCCATTTGATCTACAACAGCCATTCTTTCAGCTCCTGCAATTTTCTCAGGCATTAGGTTGTTCATAGAAAACACCACATCAATATAAAGATTATTGCCTTTATTCCATACATTTATTAATTCTGATGGGTCTGGAGAAACGCCAAAATCCATTCCTGACGGTATTCTTTTTGCATCTGTTGGTATTTCATCAATGAATTTGTAATTGTATATCCTGCGTTCTGAATAAAATCCTGTCAATCCCAAACCATAAACTCGATACCATTCCTTATTATCTTTGCGCGATTCAATGAAATCAATCTCGCTTTGCGGACACATTTCATTATCGATATATGTAACGATTATTTGTTCACTTATTGAATTGCCGTTACGATCAGTTAATAATGGGACTTTCGTGTGCGCCCAAAATTCATAGTCTGGATTGTAATCAATATAGACGTCTCCGTGTGTTCTACCGATGTAAGTTGATGCAACCTCCCAACCGATCTTATTCGCTTCATTTATGTAAAGAATATCTCTACGTTTGGATTTACCTGCCGATTTCTTTACGTCTGTAATATATCTGAATTGAATTATCGATTTGCCGTGTTTTAAATCTTTTTCAGTTTTGTTGTAGTTTGATTCAAAATCAAGCCCGGCAGCATCAAATAAGAATTTGAAATCTGCTATTGTACCATCTTTAAGGTTATCGTATGTATCGGTGGCTATTGTGATTGTCCTTTTCTTTTCGGCTGCTTTTTCCATTAGGATTTGAGCAATAGCTATGTTTTTCCCTGCGGCCTGGGAACCCTGTATAACCTTGATTCTATGCGGTATACGTTTTATTTTATAATATGTTGATGTCCGATAAATCATTCATCTGGGAATTGCTTTGAAACGTTTTGATATTTGATAGTTGTTTCCATATTAGCATCAATCTCTTGCTTAGCCCGGCCATCGTACATTTCTTGAATTAATTTGATAGCCTGAAATGCATTGCTATTCCTTCCCATTGCCATTGATACAAGTTTAAGTGCTAATGCTAATTGTGTAGGAATTTTAAAAATATAATATTCTTTCCCATCGATAATGTCCATTTTTACAAATTGCTTCACGGGTAAAGGCAATTCACCTTCTTTCAATAATAATTCTTTGAGTTGGTTCTTTATTGATATTTGCGCACCATTACGATTAATATTTTTAGGATTTTTTTGGAATCCATTAGTATTATCCTCTGGTCTTATTTTACCTCTTCCACCCGGCATCTATCGTTT